GGACTAGCAGGTAGAGAGGTCACAGCCGCCAAGTTGGGACCAGGTGTCGTTAACAACCCCTGCAGCTAGAGTTTGGAGTCTTTGGTGGGACCTTCATCCACCCAGGTTCTCGCCAGATGATCTAGCCGACTGGCCCCCGTAAGGGGCCTCTTTCAATTCTGATAGGAGAACCAGTGACAAAGTTCTACAAGAAGGTACTCACCGTGGACGTCATTGAGTGGCCCGGCGAGATGACCCCGGAGCTCAGGACGTTTCTACAACACGACGCATACGAGAACCACGTAGGCTGGAACATCGTCTGCGTCGGCGGGCTCACAAGACCCCAGAAGGGAGACTGGATCGTCAGAGACGAGAACGGCGTCGTGTCTGTTCTGGCCCCTAACATATTCAAGGAGCGTTATGCGGAGGTGGCTCCGTGAGAGACTACGATCCAGTCACACTTGACTACGAGACAGAGGCCATCGAGGACGGGACTGGGAAGTCACCGAAACCTGTTGGCCTCGCTTTTTGGATACCTGGGGAAGAACCCAAGTACATGGCCTGGGGTCACCCGGAGGATAACAACTGCGAGGAATATGAAGCAAAGCAAGAAGCACATCGACTATGGGATAAGGGAGTCCTGTTCCACCATGGTAAGTTTGACATCGGCGTGGCTATGGAGCATTGGGGGTTTCCGTTCCCAAAGAAGTGGGACGATACCATGTATCAAATCTACCTCCACAACCCACTCGCCAAGTCGGTATCCCTCAAGCCTTCAGCAGAAACCCTCCTTGGAATGCCTCCTGATGAGCAGGATGAGGTCAAGGACTACGTTATGGCACACGGATTCACCAGAAAGGTGTCCGAGGCCGGGGCCTACATCTGTAAGGTGCCAGCTAGAATCGTTGGACCCTATGCCATTGGAGACGTTGTACGGACTCGACTGATCGACGAGAAGCTGTATCCTGAGGTCGTTGAGAGGAAGTGGGAGGAGGCATATCAGCGGGAGCTGCTCCTGGCCCCGATCCTCATGGACATGGAGAAGCGAGGGGTGCGTATCGACCGCCCCAAGCTATGGATGGACATCCAAACGTACTCCGTATTCTTTGAACAAGTCACGGAGTGGATCCAGAAGCGGATCGGGGTCAACTTCAACGTTGACTCTGGGACGGAGCTAGCCAAGGCCCTCATCTCCTCTGGCAAGGTTAACAAGGATGATCTAGATAAGACGCCGACCGGGAAATTCTCAACCGCGAGAGCAAGTCTAGAAGCCGCTGTACAAGACCCGCAACTTCTCGCCGCCCTCCGGTACCGGGGGGCCTTGAAAACCCTGCTAGGGACGTTTATGCGTCCTTGGTACGAAATGTCGGAGCACGACGGGCATCTACACCCCTCCTGGAACCAGGTCCGGGGTGACGAGTATGGGACCAGAACTGGGCGACTGTCCTGTAACGCCCCCAACCTGACGAATGTCCCCACGGAGTTTGAAGACATTGATATGCCCGGCTACCCGCCGATGGTGTTCATGCGTCGGTACATCCTGCCGGATGAGGGGCAGATCATCGTCAGCGCCGACTGGAACGGTCAGGAAATGCGGCTACTCGCCCACTTCGCTGAGGGGCGGGCGGCAGAGATTTACCGTGAGAACCCCCGCGCTGACTTCCACGAGATTGCTCGGGACATTCTACACGACGAGGCTGGGCTGGATTTCCCCCGCAAGAAGATCAAGATCGTGGGCTTCTCCCTCATCTACGGGGCTGGGGTGCCAAATCTAGCCGGTCAGCTGAACATGAAGAACGACATTGGCCGCGTTCGCCAGCTGAGGGACATGTATCTGCGGTCCATCCCCGGCCTGAAGGAGTTCATCGCTGACGTGACCTCCCGCCCCGGCGTCAGGACTTGGGGTGGCCGCTGGATACCGGTGGACAAGCCTGAGGGGACCACTTGGGACTTCTCCTACAAGCTGGCTAACCACCTGATCCAGGGCTCCGCTGCTGACCAACTGAAAGAGTCCATCATCGTCTACCATAAGCTGAACCCCACCGGGCGCTACCTTATGTGCGTACACGACGAGGGTAACATCAGCTCCCCCATTGAGGACGTCAAAGAGAACGTGGAGAAGATGCGAGTAGCCATGGAAGACCTGCCCGGCTTCGACGTGCCTTTTATGATCGAGGTGGACGTAGGCTATGACTGGCATAACCTGAGGAAGTACGCATGAAACCTACACGTTGGAGCTACAGCTCTGTCTCCACCTACGAGTCCTGTCCTGCCAAATGGAAGTACGGCTACATCGACAACCTGCCGAGCCCGCCGAGTGCGGCCATGGCCCGGGGGTCGCGCCTCCATTCTGACTGCGAGAACTACGTCAAGGGTGACCTGATGGTGGTCCCATTTGAGCTCAAGAAGGTCGCCCTGAGATTGGAAGACTACAAGCAGAAGGGTGGCAAGGCTGAGGCGATTTGGCTCCTGGACAAGACATGGAAGCCGAACGCGGACAACCCTTGGATCAAGGGCATTGTTGACCTCCACTACTTCACTCCTGGGGTCATCCAGATCGTGGACTACAAGAGCGGGCGGGAGTACCCAGAGCACCGGGAGCAGCTGGAACTCTACGCCATCATGGGCCTCTGTATGTTCCCAGAGCTCAAGCGGGCCGAGTACACAGCCCTGTACCTTGACGGAGGGTACACCTCCAACGATGGGGCCGTCCTCCGGGGCGACATGCTCGACTCCAAGATGAACAACTGGAACACCAGGGCCATCCGTATCTTTGAGGACAACAAGTACGAGCCCACCCCTAGCGTCCAATCCTGTAAGTGGTGCGATTACAACCGCAAGAAAGGCGGGCCATGTCTAGCCGGCGTCTAGAAACTGATATACAAGCGGAAGTCACGGCTGGGGCAAAGGAACTCCACTTTATTCCGCTTAGAATAAACGTTGTCGGCCGGAAGGGTTGGCCAGACTACGCCTATGGGTACAAGGGCCGTATGTGCTTCGTAGAGTTCAAGCGGCCAGGAGAAAGGCCTGAGCCGTTACAGGAGCACGTACACCAAATCCTACGCGAACACGGGTTCTACGTGTTCGTTGTAGACAACGCCGATTACGGCATGACCTTACTGAGAGCTTGGAAAAATGACATCGACAGTTATTGACACCTGGCAGAAGTTCGCGGACATCCATATCTTGGACAAGGAGATTGACCCCTTGTACGAGTTCTTGAGGTCCGTAAACCCAGACCATGGCCCCTTCTGGGTTGATCGGTTCATCCTTCACCTGCTTATGTTCTATGACGTAGGCGGGGCCGTGAAGTGCGCCAGCTCTAGCGACCACCTTAACTTCTGGACCTACGTCAAGGAGGGGTACGATGGGTTCCCCAGGGGGACCAACCGCAGACACTCTCGCGGTGACTTGGGCCGAGCTTACATGGATAACCTGTCTACTCGCGGCGACCCCACAGAGATACTGGAGGGCATGTACGCCCCCACGTACACTGGTCTAGTCAACCAGGTGGATAGGTACTTCAAGGGGTGCGGCTTTGGCCCGTACTTCATCTGGAAGGTAATGGACTTCCAGGATCGTTGCCTGCGCCGCCCGGTCGACATTACTCTGGCCGAGGCCGTCAAGTATCTGCCTGACGAGCCCAGGAAGGGGGCTATGCTGGTGTTCCCAGGTCTATCCCTGGGGGAAGCCCTGAGCCGAATATCCGAACATATTAGCCAGTACGATGCCCCCGGCATCCCCAGCCGTAAGTGCGGATTGCCGGAGGCAGAGAGCCTATTGTGCGCCCTCCGGGGGTACGTCAAGGGTACGTACCACCACGGCAAGGACTTGGAGGAGCGGCACAGGCAACTGGCCGGCTTCCCGTACCTGTTGAAGTACCTCCCACCTATCCCAAGGAGAGAATATGTCCGCAGTGCGCTGGTCACCTCGTGAGGTTCTAGCTAAAATGAGGTCTACGGCCCGAGGCAAGGTTTTACCTACTATGGACCAACTACTTAGTATGGTTCCTGTGGATATGAAGTGCTCGGAATGTAGTAAGATCATGGTGTGGAATACACCCAAAGGAACGCCTAGGGTGGACTCTATAAGTCTACAGCACTGGCCAGATGGGTCTATGAGTTTAATCTGCTTCTCGTGTAACGCGAGACTTCAAGGGGATTGGAGTCTCCCACCTAAGGGGTACAAGAAGTGTAGCAGATGCCAAGTAGTAAAGGCTTACGATGGCTTCCACAAGAACGCTAGTGCATGGGACAATCTAAATAATGAGTGTAAACTATGCGTATCCTACAGGGATAGCGTTAGGGGCAAGAAATGAGCGCACGTTGGTTACCAAGAGATTATCAAGAGGTCGCCCTAGAGTGGATGATCGAGAAGCCTCATTGTGGGCTCCTCCTTGACCCCGGCCTGGGCAAGACCTCAACGACTCTCGCCGCCACCGACTTCCTGAAGGGGTACGGGGCCATCCACCATACGTTGGTAGTGGCCCCCCTCCGGGTCGCCAAGACCGTCTGGCCGGTCGAGGCCAAGAAGTGGTCGGACTTTGAGCATATGACTATATGCGACCTCACGGAGCTGACCAGGAACGATCGGGTGGCCCTACTCAAAAGGAAGTTCGATGTGTACGTCATCAACCCTGAATCGCTCACGAAGGTGCTTGAGCTTGACCCCTGGCAGTATCTTCCGCTTGACTGCCTCGTCATCGATGAGAGCACAAAATTCAAAGACTCCCAGACTCAGAGGTTCAAAGCTCTTAAAAATCACCTACACAAGTTTGCCCGAAGAGTCATACTCACTGGTACGCCCGCACCTAATGGTCTTGCTGACCTCTTTGGACAGATGTACGTCTGCGATATGGGTAAAACGCTGGGCGCCTTTATCACTCACTTCCGCCAGAGATACATGCATCAAAGCCATGACGGCTTCTCTTGGGTCCTGTCACCGGGCGCAGATGTGGAGATTTATGAACGCATTAAGGGCAAGCTGCTCCGAATGATGGCTGTGGATCACTTGGAAATGCCCGAGCTGATCAACAACTACATTGAGGTGAAGTTGGCCCCGGCGGTGATGAAGAAGTACAAGGAGCTGGAGCGGGACTTCCTGATCAAGATCAACGACGAGACGGTGCCGGTATTCAACACTGCCGCGCTCGGAGTCAAGCTCCGCCAGGTAGCCAACGGCTTCATCTACAACGAGGACCACGACGCCATAGGGATCCACGGGCACAAGATGGAGGCCCTCCTGGAGCTAGTTGAGGAGATGCAGGGTCGCCCTCTGATCATCTGCTACGAGTTCATCGAGGACGCCAATGCCATAGAGAAGGTGTTCCCCGGGGCGGTCAACATCAGTAAGCGCCGGGACACCCTCAACGTGGTCAACTCCTTCAACGCGGGCAAGATTCCCCTCCTGATCGGCCACCCGAAGTCTATGGGACACGGACTCAACTTACAAGAGATCTGTAAGGACATCTGCTGGTACGGAATCACCTGGGACCTGGAGCTGTACCAACAAGCCATTGCCCGAATCTGGCGGCAAGGTCAACCCTCCCCGATTGTTTCTTGCCACCATATTGTTGCGAAGGACACGAAGGACGAGGAGGTGGTCAAGGCGTTGGCTGTGAAGGATGCCACCCAGGGGGCCCTCAACGACGCATTAAAAACCGTACCCCCAGCGCGGTGATCTAGGTTAAAATAGGGCTTCCGTCACTAAGGAGAGAACCAGTGGAAGAGAACCTAGCCGAATGGTCGCTTGAGAAGTTGCGACGTAAAGCCGCCCAAGAATGGGAAATGGCTGGACTTGCCCGTATGGACGGAGACTCTAAGGATGCCGCTAAGCATACCGACAAGGCTCGCATATACGACTTGGAAATTTCCAACAGAGAGGAGAACCAGTGAGCTTAGACTTGATTTACCCCGGCAAGGATGTCGGGACGGCCGTCAAAGGCCTGGAGGACAATTGGCTTATCTCGGGGCCGATCCGAGCAACCATGCACCTCGCAAGCGTATGGTGGACCCTGGAGCCACAGCTGTTCACGAAAGTGACGGCGACATCGTACTCGATGGGCGGCAAGAACGTGTTCGGCCCCAACTTCAAGGATCACCCATGGGTACATTGGGCTCTGGAAAACGACCGCAACTACGCCTGGTTGTACTTCTACGCATCCGACATGTGCGAAGAATACGTGAGGCGATTCAGTCACATGAACCGCCACGGTATCGCGCGTATGCTGGAACTGTTCGAACACATGCCAGAAGCGATCCCTGAGGGGGTCTGGACCGAGCCAACCTTTGCCGCAGGCGTGGAGTTCAAGGAATGATCAGCCCATCTAACAAGATCATCAAAATCCATGGCTGCTCCGGGGCGGGCAAGACCACTGCGGTCCGGCACTTCATGGCGGCGGGGGTCTACCGGCCCATTCGTAACACCTTGGGCAAGGTCGAGGCCTACGTGGACGACAAGGCTGAGAACTTCGTCCTGGGCAGTTACGAGAGCAACTGCGGGGGCATGGACACGGTCGGGTCGGCCAAAGAGGTCATCGATCTAGTGGACCTCTACGCCCCGATGGGGAACGTCGTCTTTGAGGGGCTCCTACAGAGCACCTACTACGGGGCCATGGGAACCCACTCCCAGAAGTACGGGGACAACTACATCTACGCCTTTATGGATACCCCCATAGAGACTTGTCTGGAGCGGGTCATCGCCCGCCGCAAGGCCAACGGTACCACCCGAGCGTTGAACCCACAGCTGACCCGGGACAAGCACGACACCATCGTGAGCCTACAAGGTAAGCTGGAGTCGCGTAAGATAGCCTTCCGCCACCGCACGGCCACCCTCAACCATAAGGGGGACCTGGTCGCCCAGCTCAAGGAGTTACTCAAATGAACAGCGTACAGTGTCTCATCACCGGTTGTAACTTCGTTGACCCCATCGGTCAGAAGTGGATCCACGGCGACCTCCACCAACTGATGGACATCCTCATCTTCAACGCCCACGGCTGCGAGTGGCAATTCGAGCCTATGGAACCTGGCGACATGGCGGTTCTCTGCCCCGACTTCTACGAGAAGCACGGCCAAATCGTGTTCCCTCTCGCCCTGTCCCAGTTCAACCTCGCGGCGAACATGTACATCAACGACATGATCGAGAAAGAGAAGGCACGAAGCAAGGTGCGTCAAGCCATGAGCGGCGGCTTCAACGGGAACAAGAAGGGGCACTGATGTTGATCGGACTCCGCCAGGGCTTCGTGACCTTCGGGTCGGTAGCCCACCGTATCCTTAAGCAGTGCTTGGAGGACGAGTTCGTCAACCATAACAGCCTCAGGAGAACCATAGATAGTACTGCCGTCGCTACCACGCTGAAGCGGCTGGTAGAGAACAAGATGCTCTTTGAGGTGGGGCGCCATAGGTATCCCCACGTCAACAAGTCCTGCTCAGTCTACGCCTTGGACCGTAAGTCCAAGTACACGCCGTACAGGATACTCACCCGCACTGAACGCACACAAGCGTACAGACATCGTAAGCAGCATCAAGTAGCCTCAGTCTTTGACTGGAGAGGAACCCATGAAGTATCTAGATGACTTGCTACATTGGATCACGGAGCGGGAGAACATCCGCGTCAAGAAAACCTTTGAGCTGACTCCCCCGCCGTGGACGGATGACCCAATCATCGCTAATAACCGGTGGTGTAACGTCTACCGTGAGGACGACAAGGTCACCAAGTGGATCATGGAGAAGTGGATTCCACACCAGCGGTCGATCCACGACCAGAACCTACCCATCGCCCTCTGTATCGCCCGCCTCGTGAATTGGCCCGACACGCTGGAGCAGTTGGGCTATCCTGAGCACGGTTGGACACCCGTCTACCGTCAGCACTTCCTGGATACGTTCGCCAATAGGCGGAAGATGGGACAGAAGTCCTGGACCGGGGCGTATATGGTCACAGGCGGATTTTCTGCAGGCGGCGAAACCAAAGAGGTCATCATCGCTCGTGTGCTCGACGGGGCCTCGGACAAGTGCGACGGATTCATCATTGACCGCCCCAAGCGGCTCTCTGAAGCAGCTATGATCCTGTCGACGCCGGGCATCGGCCCCTTCCTGGTCGCCCAGGTGATCGCAGACCTCAAGCATACGGGTCATCTGCGACACGCTATCGACTACATGGATTGGTGCGCCCCCGGCCCCGGCTCGATGATGGGCCTCAACTTCATCCACGACCGGCCCCGCGCCCAGTCTATCGGGGGGAAGCAGTTCATCGAGGAGGTGAATGAAATTCAGCGATTCATCGCGGACAACCTGAAGCTGGAACTCTGCGCTCAGAACACCCAGAATTGCCTCTGCGAACTCAGCAAGTACGTCAGAGCCAAGTATTTCAACGAACGGCTGAAGAACAGCTACATCCCAAAGGAGCAACCATGACTGAACAATCCATCCTGGCCATCAACGGCTTCAATATCTCCCTCCCCGTGGGTCTGCCTGAGGTGTTGAACACCCCGGTGCGGGACTCCTACCAGACATTCCTGAGGACCAGCACCAATGACGTCCGTCGCCATCTGACGTGCGCCACGACCTTGCTCCCCGCAGAAATGAAGGGGCGGGAGGGGCAACGTGTCTTGCACGCCTTTGGTGGACTCGGGGCCACGGCCCAGATTCTCAACCAATGCGCCGAGGACCTCAAGCATACCTTCTGGGAACGTGACCCTGTGTGTGTCGAATATTTGGCACAGCGCTATAGCGACGTCAGCCAGGTCGAGGACTCATTTGACCTCCTCCAAGCTACGGACCTGTTGGAGTTCGACGTTCTGCTCATGGACATGTCGGTCGGTACGATCAAGTCCATGGGAGTCAAGCCCATGTGGGACAAGATCGGCGCCTGGTTCAAGACCCATCCCCTCGGCTTCGTCTGGTTCACGGATACCGCGTGCCATAAGATGCACTTGAACCACAAGACCTACGCGGCAGACTTCGGTGAGGATGTTGGTCCCACGGCCGAGTCTTACCTCAATGCGTACGCCTCGTGGTTGGAGCGAACCCATGGCCTCACCGTCACGGCGTCGATGCGGGAAGCGGGGGAGTACTACAGCATCGTAAGGGCAATGCCCGCAACCCGTTTCACTTCTATCCCATACGTTTGACGGGTAGAATAGAGACTCCCGTCACTTAGGAGAGAATCTATGGCTACTATAGGACTGAAGGGGAACTTGCTCCCCACGGACGAAGCTGATTACCTGGCGAACCTGGGCGAAATGCGCTTCACGAAGTGTATCTCGCATAAGGGTGAGTTCTCCGGGGCCAATACCCATACCCGCCTCGGCTGGCGCGAGACTCAAATCAGCGGCATGTGCGAGGATTGCTACGACGAACTTTTCAAGGAGGATTAACCATGATTGTAATTCAAGGTCGTAACGTCAACTACATCTACGCCGAGGGCCTCTGGCGTATGAAGATCGCAGGCATCGACGCGGACACCCGTAACGGGAAGGTCAAGCGCATCCCTGGCCCGGTCGCCACGGTGTACGCTCACCCCACGGAGCGTATGCTACGTGACGCGAAGCGGGACGCCAACCCGTTCTTCCACATCTTTGAGTCGATCTGGATGCTTGCCGGCCGGAACGACGTCAGGTGGATCCAACGGTTCAACTCCAATATCGGGCAGTTCTCCGATGACGGCGATACGCTCAACGGGGCCTATGGCTTCCGTTGGCGCGAGCACTGGGAGAACGACCAACTCTGGTGGGTCATCGAACACCTGAGGGTCGACCCGAACAGCCGCCGCGCCGTGGTCCAGATGTTCGACCCCTCGGCCGACCAGCCCATGTCGAACCAGAAGGTGCCGAAGGACATCCCCTGTAACACGGCGATCTACTTCGACATCGTCAATGGCGAGCTCAACATGACGGTGACGAACCGGAGCAACGACATGATCTGGGGGGCCTACGGGGCCAACGCGGTCCATATGTCGATCCTACAGGAGTTCGTGGCCAACGCGCTCGGCGTGGCGGTGGGGAAGTACGTTCAGTTCTCGAACAACTTCCACATCTACGAGCGTCACTTTGAGCTGTTGGAGTGCCCCCACGAGCCGCAGCACTACACGCAGGAAATGGTTGCGAACCACGTTCCACTGACCACGGCCAACAATTGGAAGCACGACCTAGTTCAGTTCGAGGACTGGTGCGAGCTGCCAGATGACTTCTACACCAATCGGTTCATTACCAACGTGCTTAACCCAATGTTGGCCGCATGGACCCACTACAAGGGCAAGAATAAGGTGGAGGCGTTCGTAGCCTGTGACGTTATCACAGACACCGAAATCCGCATCGCCTGTTTTGAATGGTTGACTCGTCGCAAGTGGGGTGAAGTATGAGCGAAGCTAACAAGACCCAGATCGGTGGGGATCATTACAAGTTCGCCCGTGGCGAGGAGCACTGGGACCGCATCTACCGGATGTTCGGTGCGGGCTACTTCATCGGGTGTATTACCAAGTACGTCGAGAGGGCCCACCTCAAGAACGGTCTTGAGGACCTGAAGAAGGCCCGCCACTTCCTGGACAAGCTGATCGAGCTGGAGTCCGTGGCTGAGACTGGGGGCCCCACCCCCGGCTACGTCAACCAAGACGGTCTGGAGGGTAAACCTGTGCTCCCGTTTCCGCACGGACCTATGGGGCAAGCCTACAAGGAGCCGAACAATGAACGTTGACCATCCCCTGTATGGGGACGAGAAAAAGGTGGCCCGCGTAACAGCTGACCATCTTTCCCAAGGTCGGTCGGTGTTCCAACTCTGGATGCTCGCCCCCGACGAGTGGACCCACTCCATCGCTGTCCTGGACCAGATCGCGCCCCGCCATCGGGCGCGTATCCTGTCCCTGGGCTGCGGCGTCGGGGGTATGGAGTTCTACTGGAAGCAGGAGCGCCGCGACCTCCTT